CGGACGCATCATACAGGGAAGCGTTGCACTCTACGAGGGACAGGTTATCAAACTCCTCGTCGGACAAATTCCAATTCCGGCATTGACTGTAGACAACGTAACAACAGGAGCCGGTGGATGTTCTTCAGTAAGCACGGGTGCAAATGTACCTATCATCGTAGGCGCAGGTGGAGACGGTGGGTCTTTCTGTCCACGTGGACCTATTACGAATGCAGACATCGGTGGAAATGGAACCGGCGCACAAGTGACAACTGTAGCACCACATGGGTTCTCAACTGGTCTCTACGTGACAATCACAGGTGGAACAATATTCGACGGTTCATACCAGATTAATGTTGTGAGTAACGTTGCGTTTCAATTTCTAACAACGGTCGCTGGTGTTATTTATTACCCTGCTGCTGGCATGACTGATCCTGCGACTCCACAGGATGGTGTGTTTCAACCGTATGGTGACGGACAGGGTGGAGGTTTAGGGTTTGGTGTTGCCGGTGCAGGGTACTTTGCCAATGGCCAATATCCAGACACGACGTTTCCTTTTTTTTTGCCGAAAGCGATCGCAGCAGAAGGTTACGGGAATCAATACATTTACGGTGGAAACTATAATCCGCAACCCGGAATTCCACCACCGCCTGCCGCACCTGTCGCGGAAGGTGGATTCGGCGGTGGACAGTGCCCCGTGAACCTCGTGTCAAACATCATAAGCATCAGTAATCAGGGTCCATATCCTCTCATACCCGGTTCTAACATTTATGCAATCACGACCGATGTGATCAATGGACTTCCTCAAGGGTATATCGTAGTTATTTCGGGTGTCCAAACCGCGTCGGGAGATTTTTACAATCCAACAAACAATAACGGAGAACCAAATGCAATTATTAAGATTGTCGGTCTTAAGACGGTCGTTGTTATAGCAAATGCAGTTGAACCATTTGTTTTGACGGGTGCGACAATTTACGGCGCGGCTCTCGGTGTAGCTGGGGGAGGAGGCTACACGGGAAGCCCGGGTAACGGTTTACAGGGAGCGACGTGCTACGCGTCAGATCAAGTGACGGACGTCCAAGATCTCGGACTCAACGTTGGGTCTGGCTACATTACGATAAGTCTTGTACAATAAACGCACCTCCGTTCTGAATTTGAAGGTCGACATGCCCATAGTAGTACAGGTATAATGTGTACGCTTGTGTAATCTGGGGTGCGACGGCTGGGTCAAAAACCAAATCAAGATGGGACGTGTTTGAATTCAACTTTGAAAAATCGACACTCCCCTCTTGTGTGTACTCGCGTGGATAATCTGAAAAGCAGTACATGTAAATATTCTTGGTCGGGACCGACAGACCGTGATCCATGGGCTGTTTGTAGCTGTAGTACAATGCGCCGGGAAAGTCTGAAAGAATGTTTTGGTTATTCAAGTAGATGGTTCCGCTCTTGATTGCATCGAGGAAGTTGATTTCAACACCATTAAAAAACTGTACAGGTACAGCAGCCTCTACGAAGTTCGTGCTGTACCCGTATTGATATCGTGAGTTGTAATATTCAGGGTCTGTCGACTCGTACAATTTGTTTCGGACGAACCATGTGAGCATACTTACCGGATACTTTGACGTGAAGTTGACTGTAGCTTTTCCGTTGTTGTATGGCTGTCCAGCTTCTGCCCAGACGCGACTGACGCTGTACTTGAGTGGTTTGGATTGATAATATATTCGTTCTTCGGGTGTCAGTGTAATTTCCTCAACGAGAATTCGTGGGTTGATCAGGTCGACCCGATTCCCATTGACATCCGTCGGAGCATTTGTGATCCAGGACACGTCATTGAATGTGAAACGAACAGTGACGATTTGTTGCAAAACGGCACACAACGGAAAAAATGGTTTTTCGAGGCGTTCCCGTCCTTTTTTCGAATGACTCTGACGCCGACAAAAGAAGAAATCGAGAGGAATCAACATGTCTAGTTGGGTCGATCCTGAAACGACGTTCGATTCAGCCTGACCCCTGCTTATAGCTTGGTACATGGCGAGCTTTTCATCCGCATCCAGGAAAATCTGATCCCGAATGATGTACCAGTCGTCGTTGATAGATTCGATGACTCGACCGTCGAGTAAAAACTCCACTTTTTTGATAATGGCGCGACCTGTAAGTTCACTGTACGAGTACGCATTCGGAAGTTCTGGGAGTGAAACGGACAGGTACATGTTCGAAAGTAGGTCTCCCGACTCTCGTGGAAACAGATTCATGGAATATGTCGTCGACGAATCGAGAAAACCACTTGTCGTTTCGAGTGGATTTAACAGTCTCTGTGTCTGGACGAACGGTGTATGCTGTTTTATTTGAGGTATCCACAACGACTCACCTCCATACATGAACTTTTCCTGTGCACCGATAGCTGCGATTGCAGTCAGAGCACCTGTTCCGAAACCACGCCCGCTCATTTCGATGTAGGCTTCGCGTGGAGCTGGAGCATCCGTCCACACATTCGAGTTGAGATCGCGCAAATCTGCAGTCTGACCCTTTATGTCAGCTGCATCGAACATTTTGGGGTCATACAATGAATAGTATTTGCTTTCAATCTTCGACCTTGGTCGAAGAAAAGCCAACGGTACAATCGTACCGGGAACAGGCAACACTTGGGCCTGATCAACAGTAACTATCAGTTCGTAAACATACTCGTATTGTTTCGTGACGCTTCTTCCTACGAGCGTGTTCGAAAAACCTTTCTTGGACATGGTTTCGAGTACAGTGACATTTCCAGCAACGTCGACGAGAAGTACCGAAGGATCGCTCAGACCCATCAACTTCCAGTCTTTATCGGGTGTAGGACCCGTGAATTCTTCGACGATGTACACACTGAACGTGTTCCCGGTGACGAGAGGTCCTCGAAACCCACGAGCCGTCGAACGGTCTTTGATTTTTTCAAACCCAAATGTTATTTGGAGCAGAGAGCTCGGTGCGACTGGAATCGTACCAGATCCTTCTATATATGCAGTTGCGAGAGACACATAAGGAAACGAAATAGACGGTGGTCCTGGATTAATCACAACATCGCCGTATACATTGGCTGTGTACGTCTCGACAACGACAACCCCTGGAATTCCTATGAGACCAGTGATTGTCATACCGGGTAGAATCGGTGCATTTTGTGTGATGTAAACCGCGAGAACGTTCGGTGTGAGTGAAGGTCCGTAAAACCCAGTGACGGTGAGACTGGTTGCAGAAGTCGGTGGGACCGGAGGCGGACCCGGAGGCGGACCCGGAGGCGGTGGCGTGGGTGGGACCGGCCGGGATACCACTGCACTTAAAGCGTTCTTGAACAACTCGGCAACCTGGTCAAATGACGTGTATTGAATATACGTTGGTGGACTCGACTCGAGCTCTGAGACCACGTCACGCACTTTTGCACCGGCGCGCGCAATCACGTCACTCGCAACTGTGCGTAGTCGGGTCAGCACCTGAGCTGGTACTGAACCAGGTGGTACAAAGCTGTTTATGATTTCATCAACCTCCATCCTCTACTACAGAGACTCAAGATCTTGTTTCCACAGGTTCGACACGGTCATCGCCTCCAGCTCAGTGAGTTCAGCCTGAAGGTTCTTCACCAGCGTCAACGCCCTGGTAATCTCTTCCGCCGTGTACTGGTACGTCCTGACCGAAACCAACAACTCGTGTGGAAATCCGAGACGCGTCATGTCCGCCTCAATGTCTGCTCGGGTCCGTCGGAAAATCTCGAGACGACCGTGCGCCACCTCGGTGATGAAACGCGCCCTGAGTGTGTGCTCCGTGACTTGACGTTTGAGCTCCTTGACAAGGTACGACTTGCGTGTCTTGTACAATGCCATGCGCATCTCGATGTAGTCGACCAAAATCTCCTCTGGACTCGCGTACTTTTTCACGGCGCCATTCTGTCCGATGAGGTACATATTGCTCGTGTGAATAGTTTTTACGAGTCCGAGCTGCTTGTGGTCGTTGATCTCAGTCCAGACGAAAAAGTCCGCCTTGTTCTCCGTCGAATGATTCTCGTACTTGACCTCGAGCCCGTCCAGAAACTCCTTGTAGTCCTGGATCCATTTGCCTGGAGGAAGCTCAGTCACGTGAATGCGTGACCCCTGACGCTCAAACGTCCCCGTCAGAGTCCACGTGTGTTCGCCCGTCTTTTCAGTCGTGCCCGTGAATCCTCGAAAGTGTGGCTTCATCGCCACCATCGCCTCGCCGCGAAGCGCGTGCTGAATGTTCTTCGTCACCACCTTGGGGTCGTACGGCGGAACGTACGACGAAAATCCAGTCCCGATACCCTCTGCGCCATTGACGAGTACCATCGGCACGATGGGCAAATAGTACGTCGGCTCGACGTTCTGACCATCCTCAGACACGTACTTGAGTACCGGGTCGTCGCGCTGGTCGAAGATCCGACGTGTCTTCTCAGCCAGTCGCGTGAAGATGTAACGAGGACTGGCTGCATCCTTGCCACCCATCAGACGCGTTCCAAACTGACCGCTCGGCTCGAGCAGGTTGACGTTGTTCGACCCGACGAACGTCTGTGCCAAGCCGATGATCGTCCCCTGGAGCGACGCCTCGCCGTGGTGGTACGCCGTGTGTTCGGCGACGTACCCGCTCAACTGCGCCACCTTGGCATCCTTGACCAGGTTTCGTTTCAGACAGGCGTAAATCACCTTGCGTTGGCTCGGTTTGAGTCCGTCAGCGACGTGTGGAATCGACCGCTTGATGTCCTCGACTGAAAAGTTGGCAAGGTCCTTGTGGACGAAATCAGTCACAGTGAGAGCTTTCACGTTCCCATAATCGACACCCGGCGGCGTAGTCGCCATGTGTTCCGTGAGCCATCCCTTGCGCGCATCCGCCATGGCTTTGGAAAAGGCGAGCGTCATCGACTCACCGGTCCGTGTATCCGGTGTGAATTTCACAGTCAGACGATCAATCATCTTGAAGTACTCCTTCGCCTCTGCTGACGTGGATGTTCCCAGACCCTTGTAGTACTTGACGTCCGTTGTCGATCGACCGGTCCGTGCACGGAACGCCTCCTCCGTGAAGAACCACTCCTTTCCCGCCTTGATCACAGGCGTCACCATCGCCACCAGGAAACCCAGGTCGATCAGACTCGGCCAAAAGTGGTGAATCATGTTGAGCACCAGACCCTTGATGTGACTCCCGTCCAGGTCAGCATCAGTCATGATCATCAAACGACCGTACCGAAGTTCTCGGAGTGAAGTATAGACCTTTCCATGCTGAAGGCCCAAAATCTTCTTGAGATTCGAAAACTCCTCATTCTCGGTGAGCTGCTTTACACTAGCGTCCCGAACGTTCCGAGGTTTCCCCCGGAGCGGGAAGACGCCGTAGGCATTGCGGCCTACTACGCTCAGTCCAGCGACCGCGAGCGTCTTGGCTGAGTCACCCTCAGTCACGATGAGTGTGCAATCGTGACTCTTGGCCGTTCCGGCCCAGTTGGCATCGTCCAACTTGGGAACGCCAGTAATCTTGTTCTTCTTGGCACCATCCGTCTTTTTGAGCTCCTTCTCCGTCTTGGAAACGGCGAGTGCCGTCAGGTCGTCACCGACTCCAGACGCCAGTACGTCCTTGATAAACTTGGGCTTGAATTCATAT